CGATGCCACCGGTGACCGGAGAGGCCAATAGAAGCGGGCCCAGAGCCGTCACCGCCAAACCATTGGCGAAGGTCAGCGCCTGGTTGGCGTTGGTCCGATTGCACGGAAGCAGAGAGTCGGTGTAGGGCACGCCGTTGATCCCGCAGGCGTAGTACGCCCGGCCGTTGAACTGGACGACGCTGACGGGGATCGACGGCAAGTTGTTGATGTTGGTGTCCCCTGCGCCCCACAGGGGCGTGGTGGAGGTCCCGCCGGCGATGGTGGCGGAAGACGTCGTACTCCCCGTGGCGGCTGCGGAGATGACCGCGGACAGGCCGTTCACCGCGATCGAGACGATGGTCGCGCCGGCCGGGATGTCGGCCTTGGTGATCGTCTGGCCCGGCTGGACGCCGCTGGTCAGGAGGTTTGTCGCGCTGGTGATCGTCGTGGTGCCGTTGGTGACGATGCTGCCGGTGTAACTGAAGCTCGATAGATCGAACCAACCGAACTTGACCGTGCCGCCGGGGAAGCCAGGGTGGCAGACGATCACACGGTTCCCGACCACGGACATGATCGGCGGCGTCCAGGATCCCGTCGTAACCGGGCTGGTAGGGACGTTCGTCGACTGGATCCCGTTGACCGTGAGGAAGGTCCCCGTCAGCAGGTTGTAGGCGTACGGCTGATCCTTGCCGGCATGGAGCCCGCTGGCGATCATGCCGTATTCGATGTTCCCCACCACCAGGGAGGCGGACACGAACCCGGGCGAGGTGAACCCGGAGTAGCTGCTGAGTTCGACGGCGGCCGGCCGGGGGACCCAGGTATCTTGGGTGTCGCTGGACGGGATCAAGTTGGTCGCTATCTTCAGAGCTCCGGGGAACACGTTGGTCCCGTCGACCGCGTCGGAGAGTCCGCGGGGTTTGAAGACCAGGTTCTTGGAGCCTCGGATAGGCATCAGGGCCTCCATCCGCCTTCCACTTTGCCCGCGTACTCCGCAACACGGCGAAGTTCTTCTGCAGACGCATTGTTCCGGAGGAAGTTAGCCCTGTTAGAGATCACGACCACGTTCCCTTGCACATACCCTTTAGCACCTTCGACCCGGTCTAACGAAGGCGAGCTACTGTTTGCTGAAGCTCGACGACCTCGGCTCCACTCTAGCCTGATACCGAGCACCGGGCAAAATTCCGGAATTTTTACGTCCTGCTCGGTTAATGAGAATGCGACCCCCAGCTTTTTAGCCCGCCATCGGGCGTGGTCTAATAGGTACTTCGGTGCGTTCTTGTCTCGGTACCGGTCGGCCAAATCCCGGAACCGATCGGGGTCTTCGGACCGCGCCTTGGCCATGGATAGCCGATTGATCCCCCGGTATTTTTCAGGGTTCTTGGCCTTGACCGAGCGATTTATCGCGTTGACCTTCTCGCGGTTCTTACGCTTCCACTCCCGCATATATTCGTTGCGCCGAAGCCTCTGCTCGTCCGTGAGCATACTGCACCTCCTTGTTGTACAAGGAGCTAAGCACGCTACCACCCAACAGCGCAAGTGCTACCACCCAACCGACGGTCTTCGTGTTCGGGAGCGTCGTGTACGCCCGGCCAAACCGCCGGCGGTCTAGTTTCACGGTCGAAGCCCGGTTGCTACGATTGTCCTTCATCATCAGGTACTCACGTAGCAGCTCGTTAGCCGCCTTGTCCCACTCACCTTGGCGCACGTCATCGGTGAAGCCCATCAGATAGGCCGACAGCTTCATGTGCAGATACCCCTGGTGTGGGAACCAAGGGATCGTCGCCGAAGTTTCCGGCATGTAGATGTCAGGCATCTGAGCGAAATACCGGATCGTCACCGGATAGGCGCCGCTCGGAGGCGCGTAGACATAGCACACCGGCGTATTATCACCTTGCGTCGTCTCATCCCCGAGGCTCATGTCCGTGGCGATGATGTACGGGTAGGACTGCGTTCCGGCCTGCTGCACCATCATGTCGAATTCCGACAGATCGCAAGGGATCAGCGGATAGACCACACCGGTTCCCGGAAGGGTCCAGAAGGCGGACTTGTCGTCCTTGATGCGGAGGAAGTCCGTGGGAAGCGGGTAGGGCCCGGAGCCGTAAATGCTGTTACCGACCAGCGCCGACAGCCCCGGGTTGAAGTTAAAGTACGTCGTCTTGGCGGCGAGTTCGAAGTCCCACGCGCGGCACAGATCACCGAGTATCTGGTTCAGACCTTGTCCGGCCTGACTCGTATAGCCCGGGCACTTTGCGACCTGGGCCGCATTTGTGCATAGCTGCGCCGCGGTAAGAGCCATGTCATCTCCCGACCAGGGCCTGCGCCTTGGAGAGCTTTTCCTCGCTCGCCGAGATCGCTTCCTGATAGTGCTTCACGGAGATGTTCAGACTGCGAAGCGATTGCTCGCGCTCGGCTTCCGCCCGTTCGATCTCGTCTCGCGCCGTCTGGATGCGAGCATCATAGTCGCGATCGAAGTCCTCCAGAGCCCCTTCACGGTTCTCCTTGGCTTTCTCGATCGCGCTTTCGATCTTGGCGATGTTGGTCGCACGAACGCCGGCGGGCTTGTAGCTGCTGGCGCGACCGGAGCGTTGATGCTCCATGGCGCCTTCGTTCCACTGAGCCTGCCGGGCTTCCTGCATCTGCAGGATCGCGGTGTTGATCTCGGCCTCGAACTTCCGGCGCTCCGTCTCACGCGCCGAAACCCGTTCCTCGATCTCCAGCGCCCGCTGGGCCTGCTGCTTGTCATGGTCAAGATTGACCCGCTCCAGGTCCTCCCGGAACTGCGCCAGGGTCGCCCGCTGCTGCGCGAGATCGCGCTCGACATCGGGGATCTGGTTCAGGGCCTTCTGCCGGTGCGCGATGCGGACGATCCTGTCGATACGCGCGTTGACCGCTTCGTCGGTTTCGTCACCCTCAAAACCCGATTGGAAGGTGATCTGGCTGTTGTCGGACAGACCGACGACCAGGGAGAAACCGACCGCGACGTTCTTGCCTTCCTCAGTGGACGGCATCGAAGCGCCTCGGAGCGTTATCGACGATTCCCGTCTTGCCGTCGACCTTACTGTTTCGACGACCTTGGAACATCTGGGAGGTGGACTTGCCGTCCGCCAGATCGTGGGACCGCCACGACGCCTGCATCTGTTCGGCCAAGGACCGCTGAACATGCTTGGGCACGGGGTACGAATGACCGTGGTGGTAGGCTTCGCCGTTGATGGCGATGCTCGCCGCTTCCGGCGGGAGATCGATCGTCACCCACACCATGACGTCCTCGCCGGAGATTCCGGAAACCAGGCCTTCTTCGCGACGCAGACGCTCGGTTTCCTGGTCCTCGATCTGGCGCATGGCCGAAACCTTGCGCTCGTTTTCGATGCGCTTACGAGCCTTGGCCCGAGCAGCGTCGACTTCTTCGGCCGACAAGATGGGATGCGCGGAAGCCGGCGTTTCCGCCGGCTCCAGCCCGAGAAATTCGGCGTCGTCGATGATCTCGTCGACGGGGAGGGATTTAGCCACGGGGGCCTCCGGTTAACTGTGTGTCCATCCGCCGGTAGCGATGGAGTATTTGGACACTAGGATAGGCCACCCATTGGCGTCAACGCCTACCCAATCGCCGGGGAGCACCGTGAGGACGCCCCGGTTAGGAATGAACAGCTGACCGCCTTGAAACGCACCGCCCAGAAGGTTGTGCGCGTTGCCCAGATCGTCCTTGATGGCGTTCTGGATAGCGGCCTGATCGGAGGTCGACATGCCGGACCCGTAGCCCGGCAAGTACGAGACGGCGGTGAGGCCGCTGGTGGTCGAAGTGCCGAGGGTTTTCGTCATGGATTAGCCCCCGCCCGTAGCGAAGCCCTGCAGCTGCCCGAGGTTCGCCAGGACCTGAGCCTCCAGGTCGGTGGTCATCGTGCCGGTGATCGCCGTGTTGAAGTTTGCCGCGGTCGGCGAATCGCCGCCGGGGACCGGGACCAGGGTCGTCTGGAAGAACGACTTCACCTGGGCGCCGCCACCGCCGCCGGTGTTGAGGCTGGTGGTCAGGGCGCCCATCGGGCCAAGGCCGTCACCGATCCAGACCACATCCATTTGATATCGAATAGCGTAGGCCATCTGGCCCTCCTTGTTTGGGTCAAGCTAGGCGGTTTTACCCGCCTAGCCTAGATCAAGTTAGGTGAAAGAGGTCGTGTAGGCGGACACGCTTTCGATGCGGGCCATGAACTGGACGTTGGAGAGCAGCGTACCGTAGAACGCTTTCCACCCGACGATCCGCAGCTGGTTGAGCGGATCGGACTTGTCGGCGTCCTTCAGGTAGGTGAACTTGACGTTGTCGAGTTCGACCTGGGCGTAGGCTCCGCGACCGATGATGAAGGTCGGATACACGGTCAGGCCGGCCGCGTTTCCCGGGAAGGCGGGCGGCACTTGAGCCAGACCGAGGCCGGTGATGACCACAGTCTGGTTTCCCGCCAGCTGCACGGCTTGGCCGGCCATGGGGCCGACCGTGGGGCCGGAGGCCGACAGGCCCAACTGGCTTGGCGAGGTCGTGGTGCCGACGTAGACGTTGAAGGTGAACCCGACCAGGGAGGGCAGCGTCACCGAGATAGAGCCGTTGGGGCCGGTCACGGAGACGGCGTTCGACACGGCATAGATCCGGCTCTCGTATTGGTTCTGCGAGTCGGACGCGGTGACGATCACGTAGTAGTTGGTCGGCGAGCCCGCCAGGCTACCGGCGGTGCCGGCCGTGCCATTGATCTGCGCGACGCCCGTGAAGGACGGAACCATGTTGGTCTTGCAGAAACGAATGCCCGACCACTCGCCGGCTTCGAAGTTGTAGAGGCGGTTCAGGTCCGAGTAGGTCCAGGCCAGCTTCACATCGGACTGCTGGCGGAAGTCCGCGACCACCGCATGGTGGCAGATCGCCACGTAGTGCGGCATCCCGCGCGGATTGTCCGAAGCCTTGGAGGGCTTGCCGGCGTCGATCTTGGTGTCGGTCATCTCGTCGCCCATGAAGCGCGGGGCGCCCAGGACTTCCAGAGCCATGTCGGTGCGGATGACCGTCTGGCCGTCCAGCACATCACCAGACTGCAGGGCGCCGCGCGATCCGCGCGAGTTGACGTAGTTGACCTGGGTTCCGCCCATAAGCGCCAGCATGGTGTTGCGCTCAAGCGTTTCCGACAGTTGCAGGGCCACCAGTTCGGTCGCCTTCTTGAACAGCGGATGCTTGACCGTCATCTCGGCGACGTCCGTGATCGTCACCTTATCGCCCCACTGGAGGGCGGTGGCGGTGACTTGCTGGATCGTCATGGTCTCGCCGACCGGAGGAACACCTTCCGACAGCGGAGCGAAGGGAACCGGCAGGCGCTGGTAGCGCGTGGCGGTGTAGCTGACGCCTCGGCCCTTCGGAATGCCTTCGGACTTGTCGGCGAATTGGAAAGCCACCAGCTGGCGTCGAGCCAGCGGGAGGGTCTTGTCGGCGATATAGCCTTCGATGTCAGCTTGGAACTGACTGGACTGATTGGTGGCCATCTGGCTCCCCCGCTAAAAACGGGGAGCCCAGGCTACCCGTCAGAGATTGTATGACTCCAGCCGCTTCTCGCGCGCCTTCGTCGAACTGTTGTTTCGGCCTTCGGCCGCCACATCGCCTCGCCCCGAAGGAGCTCTGGCGGCCTGGCGGTCCTTGTTCCCGGCGGCGGCGGTCCGCGCTCGGGTAGTAGCCTTGCCGGCGTTCGCCAGGGCTCGATCACCGATCACCCAGCGTAGAACCGTTTCCCTCGGAGCGGTGGTCCCGGCGGCCCGCATATCCGCGAGGCGCTTCTCAACTTCGTCCTTGAGCTTAGCCGCGACCGGCGCCCGTTGAGCGAGCGCGTCGTAGGCAACCTTGTCCGCGTTGTCCCGGGTCTCAAACTCCAGGCGCTGCTGAAACAGGCGGGTTTCCTGGCGCGTCTCTTGGAGTTCGATTTGAAGCCGCTCGTAAGGGTCCAGTGCGGCGAGCCGTTGCTCGCGTTGCTGCGGAGTTTCCTGCGGCGTCTGGGGACGGGTGGAAGCCCGGATTTCCGCCATCTCCCGCTCCAGGCGGGCCAAGGCTTCCTTGGCTTCCTTGGCTTCCCTGGTGGCGGTCGCTACGCGGTTGTCGCCGCGGGACTGTCGGGGAGCCGGCTCGTCTTCGACATCGTCGAGACCGTCAAGGTCTACGTCGGCATCGTCTTCGGGAGTTTCGTCTTGGTCCGGGAGATCCTGATCGACCTCCTCGTCGAGAGAGAAGTCGTCTTCAAGTTCGTCTTCCGGGTCCATACTCACTCCTATGCCCGGTACGTGACGGGCGTCGATTGCCAGGATAACGGTGCTCTGGCTCCGAGACTGTAGTTAAGCCCGGGGTCTAAGACTTTGTCAACTAGCCCATCTTACGGGGCATCGTCGGGGCTCCTGCTTTGGCCATAGAGTCTGGATGAATCGACCCCGCGGGACCTTTGATCTGGCGCGGCATGGCCGGCTGCGATCCCGGCTTCGGCGCTCCTTTGCTACCGCCGGGTTGCGGACGCTGCGATCCGGAAGGAACCATGCCTTCCTGCATCGCGGCTTTCTGCTGCAGCTGAGCGACGTGCTTCTGGATGTGGTCGCGGAAGGTCCCGTGCGGATCGTTGTCGGCCTGGGCGGCGATCAGGTGCTCCTGGATGTGATGGGCGTCGTCGTCGGCCGGATGCACATTCATCATGTACCCGAACTTCATCGCCTCATTCTCCAGAGCCGGATCGACCGTGAGGACATTCTTCCGCTTGAAGATCGACGGCGCGATGCGCGGACCGAACACGTTCTCGGTCCCCTGGATCATCATGGGCGTCAAGTCGAGCTCGTAGTCCGGATACATTTCCGGGGGAATCTCCTTGGCGACGTTCAGCCAGGCAATCTGCTGCTGCATCTGCGCGGCGTTCCGCGCGCTCTCGACGCCGAACCACCGGTACTCGTAGGCCTTGTTCAGCAGCAGGGGCTCGACTTCCTCCTGCGTGGCCTCGATCCCCATCTCGCCGTAGACCTGGACCGTGGTCACGTCGTCCCGGAACTGGTGATCGAGTTCGACGAACCATTGCACCAGGGGCGTGAGTATGCTGTCGCTGATGTTGGTCACGGCGTCGGCGGTCGTCAGCAGATCGACCTGCTGCTCGTTGGCGATCTCCGCCTGACTGCGCTTCTTCCCCGGGCCGCCGGTCTGACCCGGGACCATGGCGGGGTTGACGCCCAGGGTCTGGAAGATCTGCTCCTTGATCGTGCCGGCCCGCTCCATGGCGGACCGCCACAGTTCGGGGAACTCGACGATCTTCGTGTCCGTCGGGCTGGTATCCCACACGGCGCCCAGGCCGAGAACCATGGAGTCGGTGCGCGGGTTCTTCAGCGGATCCGTCATCACGATCGGCATGGCCGAGAAGTGCGCGGTGTCGGCGCCTTCGTTGATCGTGTCGTTGGCGAAGATCTGCAGGTCCCCGACGGCCATGACCGGCGCGACGCCCTTGGCGACGTTGGCGACCTTCTCCACAGGGGCGGTGATGACGGGGCAGCGGTCGTTCCAGAACGGGTTCCGGCGGACGCTCAGGATACAGTCTCCCCCGGCGAAGTAGATCCGGCAGAGCATCACCTTGTCGTCGACCTTCAGGTAGTGCCAGGTCTCATAGACCACGGCTTTCTTGCCGCCGGCCTTGATGCCCGCGACGTCGGCGAGTTCCTTGGCCCGATCGACCTTCGGGTCCTTCTGCTCGGAGGACAGCGCCTCGCACAGCTCGTCGCCCTTGTCCTCGTCGATTTCCCCGTCGGCGATCATCTTCTTGATCTTGCCCTTGGTCCACCGGCGCAGGATCGTCACCGACCCGCCGCAGTCCAGGGCTTCCTCGACGCCGTCGACCGTGACCGGCAGGATCAGCAGATCCGAGTCCGCCAGGACCTCGACGGTGGGTCCGGCGTCGACGACCTCCTGCTCCTCGATGTCCTCGACTTCCTCCGCCGCGGGATTCTCGATGCCGTCGGTGGTGGGCTGCTTCTTCACCCGGTAGACCGCGTGCCGCGTGCGCTTTCGCCAGGAGACCGCGAGGCTGTACTGGCCTTCGATGTCCCCGTTCCGGATCAGTGCGGGGATCACGCGGGTCCGCAGCTTGGCCCGGCGGACGTAGGCCTCGATCAGGGCCTGCTGCGCCCACTGGTGGTCCTTGTCGCCGGTCAGGACTTCGACGCAGCGGTTGGACGCCGGGAAGATCTGGTTGGTGAAGCGCGTGACCCGGGCGTCGACGGCGTCCCGGACGAACGGCAGGAAGATCTTGGAGTTGCCGACGTAGAACTGCTTCTCGCCCAGCTTGCAGTTGTAGAGGTCCCAGTTGTCCTGGCAGTCGTCGGACCGGCCGCGCTGATCGGTGAACCCCTTCTCGACGTCGTCGAACAGGCCGAGGACCTTGGCCTTCAGGCTGTCTTCGCCTTCGCCCAGGGGGATCTCGTCGTCCCGCTTCAGATCCTTTTCCGCCAAGGTCGCCTCACCAGTTGTCTTTGGTCGCCGTCACCGTGCGGGCGCCGCCCAGCATGGATCGGTACGGTCGGCCCTCGGCCGTCTCCGCGTTCAAGGTAGACGATCCGTACCCTTCTGTCGAACCGAGTTCCGTCAGGGCCAGGTAGCTCTCCAGGCCTTCCATCAGCACCCGGTACGGGCCTTCCTCGGCGTAGTCGGCCAACTGGCCCTGCTTCAGCAGGACGCGGCTGTAGCCCCCGGCGAAGGCGTTCATCGTCCAGGTGGCCTTGTCCGACACCATCAGCATCGGGAATCCGCTCTTGTCCCGCTGCAGCATGGCCGCGATCCGGGCCCGGCCCTGGTCGGCCGGCAGTCCTGGGTTGACGCGCCGGGGGATTCGGCCGGCCACCGCGATCAGCCCGACGTTGTTGTGCCGGTCCCAGTGGATCGGTCCGGCCGTGAACTGCAGGTTCGTCCCCAGGTCGGCCTGCAGGTCCGAGACCAAGCCGGGCAGAACCGCGGACGGCTCTCCCTCCCGGACGTAGTCCCGGTACACCCGGGCGCAGCCGTCGAAGACCTGGATGGCCACGGCGGTGACGAGGCTCCGGGTCGCGTTGAGGCACACGACGATCGGCCGGCTGGTAGTCGGCTCCAGGCTGTCCGTGGCGTGCTTGGCCCCGAAGTCGGCGTACAGCGGGGCGCCGGGCCGCATCTTCAGGGCGTAGGCCAGGGCGTTCGGAACGTCGATCTCGCCGGAGGGGAAGCCCAACAGCTGGCGCTCAAGCTCGGGCATCGGCTTGGCGAAGCGCACTTCCCGGCCATGAAAGAACGGCTGCAGCCCGCGGATGAAGTCGTTCTTACCCGTCGGCGCCTTGAGGGCGCGCAGCGGCAGCGCCTCTCCGCGCTTGACCATCTCCTGGCGGATCGGCTGCAGGGCCCACTGGTTCAGGCCGTCTTCCTCGAAGCCGATCCAGACGGGGTGGTAGTCCTGGTGGACCTTGAACAGGGCCTGGATGATCTCGTCGGGCATCAGGCGCTCGCCCCAGGCGTCCCACACGACCAGCTTGCCGTTGACCCAGGACCAGACCGCCATGCCCGTCGTGGCCGACTTGATGCCGACGGTGCGCGCCGGATCGAACATGGCGTAGACGGCCTGCCAGGACCGGACCTGGGGCTCGGTCCAGAACATCTCCCGCTTGAACGCCTTGGTCTCCGGGCTCTCGGCCTCGCACATGTATTCGCAGTTGAACAGGTGGATCTGACCCTTGCGGGACAGGCCGGTCTCGATGTTCTCGATCGACTGGACCTTGGCCTTCTCGCCGCGCTTGTAGGCCAGCCCGCGAAGGTGGGAGGCCTCCTTCTCGGTCAGCGGGAACCGCTCCGGCCACGAGGATTTCCAGTCCCCGGTCTCCAGGTCCCGGTACTTGATCGGGAACTTGTGCCGCTTCCAGGTCGGGTCGCGCATGACGTGCGAGCACAGGTCCTCGGGGTGCAGCGGCGTCTGCGACATGCGGGCCATGAACCCCGGCTCCAGGGCCGGCAGCACTTCGCCGTCGAACCAGTCCTGGGTCTTCTTGCGGAGCTCTGGTCGCACGACGTCGGCGTAGCTCTCGATGTCGTCGAAGTAGACTAGGTCCGGCCGGGTATCGAGGTGCTTGATCCCCCGCAGCTTCTGGCCCTTGCCGCGGGCCTGGATCTTCACGTCGGAGGACAGCACGATCTCGCCGCTGTCGGGCGCCCAGGTGGATCCGGTCAGGTTCCCGTACAGCTGGATCAACCGCTCGTTGGTCTCGAACTCATGAGCGATGGCGCGCAGGCGCATGATCGCCATGTCCTCGTCCGCCCCGATGATGAGGCAGTTGCGGAACTCCCGGTAGCAGCCTTTGATCGTGATCGCTTCCTCGGCGATCGTCGACTTGGCGCCGCCACGGAAGACCATGTCGAGCACGGACATGTCCGACGAGTGCCAGTCGAGGATCAGTTCCCGGTGGAACTCCGGGGACTTGTTCGGATGCCGGTGCCCAAAGAGAACGCGGTGCGCCAGTGGCCGGTCCGTGCCCAGCGTGACCATGGCCTTCTGGACGGGGGACAGGTCCGCCACGTCACTGCTGCTCGTAGGGGAACCGGCCCTTGATGTTCCGGTGGAAGTACGATCCAGCCGACGGCGACAAGGTCAGAGCCCGGTACACGCTGTTGGGGACGTTCATGTAGGTGTACGACGACCCGTCGTTGAACGTGATGTCCAGGTTCTCGACGTCCGGATCGTAGGTCGCTTCCGCCAGGTTCGCGGACCCGCGGAACAGGAACGTCTCGGCGGCCACGGTCACTTACCCTTCTGGGCCTTATGGCCGGGCGGCTTCGACGGAGGCTTGGGCGGGGCTTTGGGCTCCACCTTGTGCATCCCCATCTTGGCCGGGGTCTTCGGATGCTTAGCCATGGGCTGAAGCCTCAGGCGGCCACGGTCTTGGGCGTCAGACCGTACTTGGCGTACAGCGCCGCCAGGAAGGCGTTGGCGATCGCATCGAACTCCGGTTCGGCCAGGCCGCCGATGATCGGGATCTGGCTGACCAGGGCGTTCACGCCGGCGTCGACACCAGAGGTGATCAGGTCCGGCACGGCGGCTTGAACCGAAGCGGCGGCGGTCGTCACATCCGCCAGAGCCGTCTTGGCCGCCGGGGTGGCCGTGGGCGAAGCCGCGGCGCTGGTCAGGAACTTGCCGATATCGGCCAGGCCGACTGAAAGCCAGGACATGAGTTTCTCCAGGATCACTTGTCGAAGATCGAAGCCGGATCGGCCTCGGGAACGGTTTCTTCCGTAATCTCCTCGGGCTCAGGCTGAACCGCCGGAGCCGCTTCGGGCTCAGGCTGAACCGCCGGAGCCGCTTCGGGCTCAGGCTGAACCGCCGGAGCCGCTTCGGGCTCAGGCTGAACCGCCGGAGCCGCTTCGGGCT